CCCAGCCTTCTTGCCCAGGTTGCTGTCGATCTAGTTGCTCCAACATATCAGTTTTGATTTCGTGCAACAACAGAAATGCTGTAAATGCGGCTGTGATACCATCCATGTTGCTTCTGGGACTCTGCAGATATTCTATGATGTTGGCAAACTTCCTGGGTGTCACATTGGTCCTGAGCCAAGCACCAAAATCCGGCAGGAGATTGTCATAGTCGCTAGTGATCCTGCTGTTGATATAACGTTTGCATAGTTGTGGCAAGTCACTGAGTTGAGCGGCTCTGAGTTCTGTGGGATTGAACAGGCCATCTATGGCAGCGGCATTGGAATTGACCACTTGTTTGAGTTGTTGGATCAGCTTTTTGTTGGGCACTACATTTTTGATGTCTTTGACCGTGGGCTCAATGATCAACAGGCCAGGCACAGGTTCAAGATTTACATGGTGTATGGGTTCTGCAGCAGCATCTGGAGCACGGTATCTAGTGTGTGCGGCAATGCCTACTTCACTGGCGCCAATGCGCTCACCAAGTTTGCTAGTCGCTGGTATTTTGTATTCCACAAAGTTGGGCCGGAAAACATAAGCACCGGCTTCTTCGGGTGGAGTTTCTGTGTACAATAAGTCACCTTGGATATAACCCTTGAAGTTTTCAGGTGTGGTTGCCCGCAACATGGGAAAAAGTTTTTGATAGACAGCAATCAGGCCGCCACGTTCTCCACCACGCTGATTCATGATTCTTGCAATTTGTTCTGGGCTAGTGGCCAAGCCGTCGTAGCCTTTAGCCGTAAAACCGCTCTTGTCTGTGAGTACAAATTCGCCTGTGGGTTTGCGGCCCCAGATGATGGCTGGTTTGCCATCCCACTTGACTGTGGTTGTTTTTCTGGTATCTTCTGCGGCATGCATGATGATGTCCAGGGCTTCACGCACACCACGGGTGCCACGTTCAAACACCAAGTCTTCCAGGTGTTCAATTCTAGGATTGGCTGCCTCCATGATGGGTTGCATGCCTTGATTTACAATACGATCTCTTAGACGTGCCAGGAAGTAGGTGTCGCTGACGGGTTGAAGTAGTTCAGCACTTTCTAAAAATGGCAGGCCTTCACGCTTCATGTGTTCACGAAAATCAGCCAACTTGGCTTCACGTTCAGGATCGGTGCTCAGTGCTTGTAAGATGCTTTCCACTGATGCTAGATCCTGCCGTGTGGCGGTTCGGTTCAACAACATTTTGGCCACAGCATCTGGATCGTCAGTGATCACTGTGTTTGAGGGATCATCTCTGCGTTGTATGCCAGCAATTTGATTCAGCTTGTAGCCCATGCTCTTGGCAATGCTGTTGATCAGCACGTTGCGTTCACGACCTTTGTATCGTGAATCTGCGGGCATGGCACCCAACACAAACTTGGACCAAGGCACATTCTTCAAGAACATAAAGTCAGTTTGTACATACCCGCTGTCAGGACGGCCGTTGATGGGTGTTTTAAAATGCACTGCTGTTCCTGACTTACGCACCCACTCTTCGGGTTTGAAACCATGACTCTGTGCCCAGCGTGTGAGCTGTGCTACCATCTGTTCCTTGGTAACTTGACCACTGTCTACAGCTATGTCAAGATCTCCCGATGTGTCTTTGATTCCTGTTGATCCCAAGGTATTGTTCTGTAGATCTAGGCCAGGTACCAGCTCTTCCAACCAGGCCAGGGTGCTTTTGACATCAGTCTGATTGATACGCTGTGTAACAGCACGACCGTCGGCATCTTTGAATACATTGCCGCCTTCAAAAATTTGCATGTTATAGTCCCAGTTGTTTGACCAAAAGATCCTTGCCAGCAGGGCTTTGTGCTAAGGCACGCAGGCTGGCCAGCTGTTGTGGACTGACTCCAAGATTAGTATCACGCTGTTGTGGTGCTTTGTTTCTGGAAGTTTGGGCTATGGCCTGTATGCCTGCCACTGCCAGTTTAAAATATTCTTCTATGACATTGGCTTGTTGAGGTGTGCCTTGTACACGCACAATTTGATCTAGCAACTTGTTGAGCCTGGTATCAAGGTCGGTAAATTTTCCACGCACATCATTCATGGTAATTGCGTCTCTTGAAACTGGATCACGACTGGCCAGTTGAGAATCTGACCAGCCAATGAAAGATTGTTTGTATTGATCCACATTCACAGTTGTATCTGCAGCCGGTGTAGGTGCAACATCTGTCTTGGCTCCTGCTGGAACCACAATACCACCGGGTGTGGTATATTCTTGTGGAGCTTCCTCAAGTTTGCCTTGAGACTGCATGACCGCTAGAATTTTAGCATCATTGGGATTTTTAGGATCCAACCGTTTTCCGCCCAACATGACGGGTTGTGTCATAGTGGCTGTTGGGGCAGCTGATGTTTTTTGAGCTGGTTGTGGCTGAACTGGTTTTAGTTTGTTTTGAGCTGCATAGGTTGTCCAACCTTGTGCCAGACTCTTGACATATTGTTTCACTGCAGGATCTTGCAATACCGTGGCATATTTGTCTTCCCATTTGTCGCTGGGTGCCTTGTAGGCAGTGCCATATCCTTGAGAAGTTAACTTACTGGCCGCATCAGCTGCCACTGCAGAAGGTTGTCGAAAAGCGTCAAACAATCCTTCTTTTAACACAGGTCGTGTTATTTCATGAATTTGCATCGGTTTTCCTTACCGTGCGAGTGAATTTGCCGGGATCTCTTTGATTGATTGCATTGAGCAATTTTCTTTTGAGATTTTCTGCTTGGTCGGGAGAATAACTTTCGTCAATTTGCTCCAACAAGCGTATGGCACTGGCAATAATGTTGCTGGCGCGGGTTTCTATGACATGGCGCTGATCGCGCTCGATGTACATGGCATCTAATTCTTCCAGTAGGCTACGTGTTTTTTTCTGCATTTTGGGCCAGGACCTTTTTATTATTTATTGTTTTTGACCACAGTTGTTGTCGCATATTACCAGTCGACCTTGTTGATAGTTTGATATTTTCCAGCTGTTTTCCACTGATTTAAACCATTGTATGCAATCCTGCAATGGATATTCCAAGGCATTGTTTTTTGCAATCAGTGGAATCAGTTGAGCATTGGCTGCTTGATGATACTGACCATGTCCGTAAGTTTTAGGATAAAATCCAGTGTAACAACAAGGGCTGACATCCCCAGTGGCAGAAATATAAATGGATTTTAAATTCTTAGTTTCACAACTGATTGTTTTTGCAGGTTCACAATCAGTTAATATATCTTCTAACAATATTTGATCATTTTTTTTCTTATAGAATAAAACATCAAAATTGAGTTCCCCGGTATAATTGCCCATGACATGTACCAAGCGGCCATGTTGATCAAAAACTGGCGCAGTATCGCGACCATGTTCTACTAGTTCAAAATCGGCGAAACCCATCTCCACACTGAGTAGTTTGCACTGATCAATCTGATGACGATTATGCTCAAAGCGTATCATTTTCCACACAGCATGACCCCCTTCGCTGATAAAGGTTTGTGCGTTGCGGATCACTGTTTTCCATTGGGTATTTTGTCTATAGAGATGATGAGTGTCTTCTAGCCCATCCAAACAAAACATCACCACGGCCGGAGTTTGAGCCAACTGTGTCCAAAAATTTTTGTCTCTGGCCGCGCCATTTGTGCTAATCTTGATGTGCAATTTTGCATTGACTGAAAAAAAATAATCAACAATATCAGGCCCTTCTGGATTCATCACAATATCGCCAAAATTACCGTTGATGCGAATACTTTTTAGCTGTGTCAAAAACTCCGGCTGGAAGATCTGTTTTGCTTGTGCAAGAGAAAGATTGACTTCTGGATAACCGCCGTTGTAGGGATACCCCCAGAAGGTTCTAGGACACCATGGACAACTGGCATTACAAAGGCTAGAGATTTCCAAATGTACATCTCTTATGTCTTGATATGCGATCACGTGGTTTTAATTTTGCCTAATAACTGTTTGAGTTTGGCACTCTGCACATCGGCTGTAATTTTTCCAGTTTCTACGATTTCTTCTTCTGCAGATGTGGTCATACGACTTTGTGTTTTGATACTGTTTAGTATGTCTGGCTTTCTAAAACTGTTTACAGGACCGGCTTCTTCACCTGGGTCTGTGATACGCATGGTTTCGATGTTGTAGTCAAGGTCTATCTTTTGCCCTACACCTGTACTGCTACGCGATTTCATGCACTGGATCTGATACTTGCCACGTTCACGCATGGCTCGGCTTGTAAAGATACCAAACACGTTGTCGGCTGTGTTGATCTTACTAATACCACCCGAAATGTGACTATGGTCAAATTCAATTTCTTCCACAGCACTACGATTCAACTGTGACGCTGTCACAAACAACACATTGAGCTCTTTGGCCAAGTTACGCAGTTCTTCACTAACATATTTGTCTTTGACAAACAGGTCATTGGGACTGACCTTGGCACTGACCGGCATCAACAAGTCCAAGTAGTCACACATGACAAAGTCTACCTTGAGTCCTGTTTGCACTTGCACTTCTTTGATGTAACTGCGGATGTCGTTGATGTTGCTTTGTGCTGGAAGGGCTTTGATACGATACTGTCCGGCTTTCTTGCTTACCAACTTGACCTTGAGTTCAGTTTGATCAATGTCCTTGCGGATTTCTTTGGTGCTCATTCCGGCCAACATTGCATCGGTTCTTAACGCACACAGTTCTTCTGACAATTCTAAACTGATATACACTCCACTGAGTCCTGCCTGTAACCAGCTCAGTGCTATGTTCATCATCACAAGACTTTTACCACTACCAGATCCACCTGCAAAAATGTTCAGCTCGCCGCGGCTGAATCCACCGTACAGGATCTTGTCCATCTGCGGCCACCCTGTACTTACTTGTCCACCTGAATTAAAATACTTGTTGATACGCATCTTAGGGTCGGCCCAGTAGTCTGTGCCCATGTCCTTGGTCAAGCTGATCTGCACCGCATCTTTGATCAACTTCTCCACAGGATCATACTCGCCTTTTTCCAACAAATCTGCACTTTTAAGGATAGCACGTTCCAGTTCTTGTCTGCGAGTAAAACCTTCAAACTCGTCCATGAACCACTCAAAGTGGCCATCGTTGAGATCTGGAATGTGATTAAGCCCAATACCAGTTGCGGCTTTTATCTGTTCGGCAGTGGGCAAGGTCTTGTGATCATCACTGTGCCGGGCAATAAACTCGGCCGCAGGTCTTAAACTTCTATCAAAGTTTTCTGGATTGTAAATGTTCTGCACACGCACATAGCTCTCTGCGTCTTGCAACATCATTTCTAAAAATAGGCGTTGGACTTCAAGTCCGTAGTCTTTTAACAAAGTTTGTTCCTTTGCATGGTTGGTAGTAATGAGTTTTCAAAAAAGTACCTGTTTCCTGCTGGACCATGATGCCCTTGCCATTCAAATTGCTCAAAGTCATCTGGTTCATTGACATCGATGTTTATGCCATGATAGGTATCTTCAAATAATATACATTTCTGATGATTTATACAGTAAGGCAACACAAAATTACTGGGACCCCAGACATTGTTTTTATCAAAATCTTTGCTTAAATTCAGTATCATGTAATTTGCATTGATACTATCTAACCAAGTAGTCAACAAAAACACAGTTCTTAAGGTTTGAGTTTCTAACCAAGCCCTATCTTGGTGTAAGACTAATTGCTGATCATAACCATAGTACTGCAAACACAACAAACCTCTGTGACATGGCACATCAAAAGTTTGCTGTTGCCAAGTATCTGTTTCGAACTCGCTGGCCAAATATTCCGTATTTTTGTAATCGTCAAAAACCGTTATGCGTTCCAACGGAGGTATACCTATCAACACTAGATCATTCTTCCAGTCAATTTTTGTTTGGATACCAACAACTAATTGACAAATTGAATCAAAACTATTTACAATTCTTGAACAATTTGCAATCAAAGGAATGCCAAGTTCTTGCGCTAGTAACCCCCAAAAACTTTGTTGCGGGTCTACGCACACATAAGGAGTGCTGTAACTATCACCAAAAACCCAAAGTTTATGATATTTTTTTGACAAGTTGTTTTTTCCTTAGTTCTATTTTGATTCGACTAGTTTCTCTGGCCTGCAAGATAGTTATCACTGTGGCCAATCTTCCCCAACGAATCACAGCATCGTTGACATCTTTGACCTCTGCTGGCCAATCTGGCATGCTTACACTCCACCCAAGTTCTACTGCACGATCCACTAACCGCATGCCAGCTTCGTCTTGATCGGGCACCACTATAACTTCTCTATCCAGACTGCGAATCAGTCTGACCTGTGCATCATTGATTTCAGCGTGTAATACTGCTAACCCGCCGATGCTGAGCGCATCAAACACTCCTTCCACCACTATGGCATAGCGCCACGCTGCACCTTGCAAGTCTGTGCCGAACACATAACCAGGCTGTATATCATTGATGTATCTGGGATTTCGATCATCTAAGAATCTAGTGGCATGGCCTACCACTTGATTGTCATAGGTAAACGGAATCACAATGCCAGGCCTTGGCATGCTTTTGTATAGGAATGGGTAGTCAATAGGCACTCTGCGTGACTTTAAATATGTCTCGGCCAAATCGTTCAATGGATAGGTTTCTGCTGGCAAATCTCGATCTTCAAACTCAATGGACTGCAATTGATTGGCCACTCGCTGACGATCAGACAAGAGTCCTTCCATGTTTTTGTGTTTAAGACTTTCGAGATTGATGCGTTCAATTTCTTCAGCAGGGACTCCCATCCATCCCAGCAGTTTACGAGCTTTGAAACTGAGATTACGTCCCAACACAAAACTAGCGGTGTATCCACAATTGAAACAGTGATAACTCCAGCCCTGTGCCGTGGATTTGACCCCACCACGTTGGCGGCGATCTCGGCTTTCGCCATTGTGTTCACAACAAGGTGCATTGAAACTGACCCAGCCCGAACTGGTGTTTTTTCTTTTGGCGGGCAGATAACTTAGTACATCAATCATCCTTTGATTATACAGGAATCTATCAAAGGAATCAAGTTTTCAGCTATCAATTGGTGGCCTTTTTCATTAGGGTGCCCCTGCTTGGCCAAATACTGCTTTGGGTCGGGACGTTGATTGATCAAAGTTACCAAACTGCGGTCGGGCCACAGCAGGCTTTTTGATTCCAATCTTACCGGCGGATTTATGGTGCAAAATTGCAACAGTCCAGATGATCGTAGGGCAGATTGGCCTTCGAAAAACATCACAGTTTGTTTGTAATTTAGAATATCTTGTTCAATGCAGTCTGATAGCACTGTGAGTTTCTTTACTGCCTCCATCCAATCTTGACTGTAGCAACTGTCAAAATGCACCCAGGCACTGTGTACATATCTATTCCAGTCAGGATCGTTGCCATAAGATCTATGATTGGGATTGTAAAAGGTTTTGCGATTGGATGCTGTAAGGCCTACCAGTACCAAACATTCTGTGGGATCCAGGATTTCATGATCCAGCCACCAAAGATAATTCCATATGGTACTGGTCAGACTTCCGCCAGCAATGCCAAAGTTTTGTGTGGGAACGCCATAGTGTGCGCCTAATTGACCAATAAAACAATGGCTTTCCCTGTAGCCGGTATTTTCTAACAGCACAGGATGTGCATGCGGATGAGATACCAGATTTGGATCTAACAGCTCGTCGCCCCAGATCCAGGAATCTCCAAATCCTACAATTTTTTTGAATTTCATCTACCTATATAGCAGATTTTCCACATACCCGGTACTGATTATTACCGCGGCACCTTGATTCTGAGGACTGACTGGATATTGTCCGCCGGTAATAGCTGCATTGGGTATGCGCCAATAACCACTGCCGCCGTCTAGTACTGTGATGCCGGTAACTGCACCGGTAGCCGGATTCCATATGGCTTCGGCTCTTGCCCCGGCACCGTTTCCGGCGATTGTGACCAAGGGCTTGGCTGCATATCCACTGCCGTTGTTTTGCATGGTGATACTGGTTATAACTCCATCCTCAACAAAGGCCGTGGCAAAAGCCGGGACTTGATTTTGATAATAAGGCACTGCAAAAAGGCTGCTGTCAAAAGCCAAGCGAACCAAAGGATACCAACCTTGAATGTTCCAGTGTATGGTTCGGGTTTCATTGAAATAGGTCACGCTGTCTGACACATTGTACCAAATGCTTTGATAATTGTCGGCAGCTTGTGCTTTGATTGTGCCGGTATAGCCTACCAAATCCAGTTGCACTGTGGTCACAGCTTGACGTGGCTCGATAAAACTGCTGACAAATTGTGGATTCACATAGCTGTTCCACCCACCTCCTGGGCCACCAGCTCCTCCGCCTGCCCAGTAAGGACTGTTGGGATAATTTTCATAACCACTGCCATCATAACTGAACTGTGCGCTGAGTTCCATGGTAGGAATGGTAAGCGGTGCCGACGGCACATACTGTGGCAACACTGAATCCACAATGTCTATGGGTGCCCGGGCTCCGGCTTGAGCATCCACAAAAACCGCTTCAGTTAAATTGCCACTGCTTCTGGAGATACTATAACTGGCTGGTTGTGCCAATACTTCCAATAACTGTTCGCTGGTCAGGGTAACCTTGGCACGTCCAGTAGGTGCATTCAGCGTGACCATGGGTTCTTGAATGAGAATTTCATTGCTTTCAGTATTGATCACTCTAAAAACAAATGTGCTGCCGGTGATGTTTACTGGCTTTTCTTGTTGATTGATGAATTCAAACAACAGCACATTGTCTACACCTTTGTTGATAGTTAAGCGTTTTGCGTACACAGGATCATACCTATAAGTAAAAGTTTCACCAGCACCAGTATCTACTAATAATACTCGTGTGAGTTGCTGATATAGATAGAGCTGGGTTGAATACATACAGTCTATTTAGTCAATTTGGAACCAGGCTAAAAACCAAACCATAAATATGGCATAATATGAACCACGAAATTTTTGCTAAACTGTCAGAAAAATACCCTTTTATCACTTTGTGTGTTTATGCATCAACTGAATATGTGGGTATAATACAAAATCAAGACAGTGCCATCACCACCATATACGATTTTGGCAGTATACAAGACCTTGATAGCAAACAAAAATTCTTAGAGTTGGCCAATGTGTGGTGGTGGGAAAGCAACCGCAGTATTCCGATCAACATATTTTTAAAATCTGATTGGGACCCATTCCGTGCGTGCCTGCGTACTTTTATCAACAAAGATCTAGAAATCTTGCATGGGCCTGTGTGTAGCCTCAGTGAAATGAGCCGTAAAAAAAGCAAACGCAAGTCCATTACATTGGTCAGACGAATTGATTGATGAGCAAGATTAAAAATCTTGTGATCAACGGGTGTTCATTTACCCGCGATACTAGCCCCAACTCATGGACCTGGGCATCAGGCCTGCATGAACAATATCCAGAGTTGCCATATCACAATCTGGCCGTTAGCGCGGCTGGCAATGATTACATCTGTGACAGCACTATCAATTTCCTAGAACAAAACGATTATGATCCAGAAACCACTTTGGTATTGGTCATGTGGTCTGGCACTGGAAGAAAAGATCTAAAAATTTCAGGTGAATGGTGGTATCACCTAAAACAAACATATCGTCAATGTCCATTTGTAACCAACGAACATTACTATCTATCCAGTGGAGGATTAACCAACAGTTGGACCACGAACAGAACCACAAAGAAAATATTTGATTGGTTGTATCGATTGTCAGACCCTGCTATATTGTGTCAACAAAACTTGATGAATTTTATGAACTTAGAAAACTATCTTCGAGTACACAAATACCAGTATAGATTTACCAGCTTTGTAAATTATTGGCACCCAGCACAGCAATCTAATTTCTTGTTTGGTGATTATTCCATTGGATATTTCTGTAAAGATCATGCTTTGTTAAAAAATTATAATTTTTCTAACTGGTTTTTTGTTAACGAAAACCGAGATTGTTTGGCAGAATTTGCTCGAGACCATAATGGTCTAAGTCACACAAGTCATCCCAATCGCTGCGAGCACGAGAAATTTTGCCAGCAGATCGTGTTGCCCGTGGTCCAAGATCTTTTAGCTGAGTAAATTCATGTGCAAGGCAATCAATGCCGCATATGAGATAGCATGTGATTTCTTAAATACAAATCCTCGACTGGCGTCACCATCCCAGACTGATTCAAATACTCGATCCCAGGATTGATTTTGCAAATGAACCTTGCCAGGCCTGATGATGGATATAAATGCCGCCATTCTAGGTATGCTGTCGGGCCGCATGCTTTGTAACAAATCGATGTAGTTTCCGATGTGTACTATCTGTTTGGCATAATCTGCATCAGTCCATAATCTGGACCACGATGGAGTTTGACTTAGCATTTGATCATAGTGTTTCTGATCACGTATGAGCTGATACACGCTCATGTTCAACAGATCAATCTTGAAGTATCCAAGCTGTTCTGCTTGTTCGTAATCTATGGCAGCGCAATTCAGCACAGGATCTCTAGGAATATCTGTGATGTAAACACCACTGTTGTGAGGCCTGGCTTGCCCTTGAGTGATTTGTCTCGCAGGAACAGCCTGTATGAATTTCAGTATCTGTTCGCGATCTGCAAAATCAATGTCAATGTCTGTGCTCATATAGTTATTTTACTATATTTTGAAGTTGCGGTCAACAAGTAATTTGGTTCGAACAAGATCATATAACCGACCAATTGCAATCTGATCACAGTCACAAGTGAGAAATTTTGTGCGATTATGGTCGACCATGTCATGACACGTTTGAGTTTCAAACACTTCTGGATGATCATTGAGCCATCGAATAGCATGGATACATTGTTGATATCTTTGAGCATGGTCCTTGATCTGATCAAATTTTTTCAAGTCGTCTGGCAGAAGATTCCAGGCTGTGTAAAATCCAATTTCATTGTAGTTTTGATTTAGCAAAGATCCTCCAACAGAAAACGGCAAGCTGCCAGCATAAAAACACTTGCATGCTTTTTCAGTCAGAGCTAATTCCTCATTGAGCCACGAGGATTCGGGAAAAATTACACAGGCATATTCAAAATATTCGGGCATGATAAAATAGCCAGGTAGCAAGGTTCCAAATTTGTTGTCTATTCCAATGCCAATCTCCTTGTTATAATATTGATCAGGCTCTGGCACGGAGTTGTTGAGATATTGATTGTTTATCCAAGTTCTAAATTGCTGATCCTCTGGACTTTCACAAAACGCATTGTTGAGTTTGCGTATCCTGGTACCTATGTTGCTGAGTTGCTGTATCGATGGTACATGTGTTTTAAGCAGTTCAAAAAACCAATAACGATTAGCCCGACTAGTTCCATTAATAGCAATCAACTTGGATTGTCGAGCCACTGATCGATTTCGCATGTTTTCAAAGTACTGCGGATAAAAACGCCGGGTCCAAAAATCTCTACAATGTTGCACATTGTGTGCCAGACATATGATCTTATCATGCAAAGAATGTGACTGATTAAGATAACTTTCTGTAATAAAATAAACCTTTTCGTGACCTATCAGCCTATTCATAGCATCACTGGTCACTGTCAGTGGCTCACCACCGTTGCATAAAAAAATCAAATCATATGTCGTTAGTTCATGCTCGGTGATAGTGTCTGGCATGTAATCACACAAAATGTTATAATCTTCTGACGTATACGGTGCATCAAATTTTACTTCAATGTTTGGTTTATAATTTGGTGCTGACAAACTTTGCAGGTAGGCATACAAGGAATCAAATGCCTGCACATCAATGCTATCTTTTTTGACAGTGATGTTGATCTTCATTTGAATCTTTGTACCAGAGCCGCAGCCAAATTATCATTGCCTAGTATTAAAATCATTTACCAGCCTGCCTTGTGTAACATTTCTCGCACGTATTCTTGATCTGCCAAGTAATCACTGAACTTTTTCATCCACACTTCACTGTCAATGTAGGGCCAGACCATGGCTATCTGTGAATTATCTAGTTCACTTAAAAACTTCTGCCCTGACTCACAATTATACACTATCCATGGGCTGATGCGACCTGTTGTAACAGCATAGACCATGGCATTGGTATTGCCATAACGCAGGCAGTCCTCTGCAGGATTGTCACTTTGTTCCGACCAGTCTATACCAAATTCCATGGCGCGGGCTAGAGCATCGTTGACATTCTCAATGCGTAGATACTCAATGAGATATTCAGTGTACATGGTATCACGTGCCCAATGATCGATCTTCTTGTTGTTTTTCAATAACCATTCTACAAATCTAGGAGGATTGACCGCACGAGTGTCCACACAATACCTGCCAAACTTTACAAAAGCACGATAGTATGGGCTGGCCGCAAAGTCATCAAAAGTTTTTAACTTTGCACTGCCCTGTGTGAGTTCATAGAATTTAAGATAAGCATGCAAGCCCAGTTGTACTCCACGTTCGTCCTGCTCTTGGAATCGCCGTTTGGGCTCGCACATGTGTACAGCCAGACTGGTTTCTTTGACAAAACTTTTTTTACAGTAACGACATTCGTAAGTCATTTTTTGTTGTCTTGACCCAGAGCTTTAAGATATGCTGTGATTTCTTTCTGTGTGCTAATAGCACTCATGACCTCAATGTCATCCGATTTCATGTTAGGAAATAATTCAGCCAGTTGCTT